GGACTGCCAGCCGGTCTGCACTTCGAGATATCCGACCACGTCCCGGAAACGCCCGAGGAGAGGGCGGAGCGCGAGGCCGAGACGAAGCGCCTCATGAAGTTGTCCGCCGAGCGCGCAGCCGCCATGCGAGCCGAGGAAGAGCGCCGCCTTGCCGGGTTGCAAACCGACGCCGACTATCAGCGCCTGCTGAAGATCGCGCAAGACGACGCCCAGGAACAGAGGAAGAAAGAGATGAGAGTTTCCACCGACCCCCAGGACGCCGCTTACGACCCGCGCCCGCGCCGCGTCTGGCGCAACGACGTCGAGGTCACCGGCTGGACCGTGGCCGACGAGTTCCGCCGCGTGGTGATCGTGGACGGCCAGCCGCAGTTCGGCTCCATCCGCATCGAGCGCCTGGAGTCGGGGGAGGGCGGCAACCCTCTTCAGGCCACGCCGACCGCACCGGTGAACACGGGGTTCGTGGGGGTGATGGTGCACACGCCAGACCCGAAGCCGGAAGCGCCGGCTGGCGCGCCCGTAGAAGCTGCCGCGCCCGTTGTGGCGGAACCCGCAGTTCCCAGCTTCGGCTACGGCAAGAAACGCCGCTAAGCCATGAGCCAGGCCATCATTCGCGCCGGCTTCGAAACAGCCCTGAAGGCGTGGGCCGACGCCCAGACTCCGGCAATCCCCGTGGCCTGGCAGAACGTCACCTTCAACCCGCCCACGGGCCGGTACGTGGAAGCGCAGCTGATCCCGGCACCGGCCAAGAAGCTCACCCTGGACGGCATCGGCCGCACCTATCGCGGCATCTTTCAGGTGACGTTCCGCATGCCGATTGGCACCGGAGCGGGCACGGTGGAGAGCCTCGCGGCCTCGCTGGACGCCGCCTTCGCCGACTCGTTCACCCATGACGGCCTGCGCATCTACCTGCTCTCGCCGATTTCACTCGCACCGCCGCTGCCGGCTCCAGACCGCTATGTGGTCCCCGCCAGCGCCGAATACCGCGCAGACACCGTATGAGCGCTGCCACCCGTCAACTTCATGAAGCCCTGATCCGCCTCGCCAAGGGGATGCTCTCGGCTTGGGAGAAGTGGCTCAGCCAGCAATAGGCGAGCTCTCCCACCCTATGCACAAGGGCCCCACATCGGGGCCTTTTGCATTTCCGCACTGCCTCGCGGCAGGCAACGTCCTTCGGGACCGCGCCGGCCGGTTTGCCTCGCAGCAACACCAACGCCTCCGGAAGGGGGCCTTCTGTTCTGAAAGGCAAACCAAATGGCTGTCTCGCTCCCCAACGGCGCCACGATCTCGATTGGCTCCACCTACGGGTCCACCGCGACCCTGTCCGCGTTCTCCAACGCCAACCCCGGCGTGATGACGCTGTCCTCCTCGCACGGCGTGACCGTGGGCGACATCTTCGAAGTCACCTCCGGCTGGTCGCGCGCCAACGGCAACGTGTACCGCGCCTCGGCTGTGTCCACCAACGACGTCACCGTCGAAGGCCTGAACACCTCCAGCACGACCCTGTTCCCGGCTGGCAGCGGCACGGGCACGATCCGCGAGGTAACCGCCTGGACGCAGATCACGCAGGTGCTGGAGACCTCCACCAGCGGCGGCGAGCAGCAGTTCGTCACCTACTCGTTCCTCGAGGACGACGCCGAGCACCAGATCCCGACCGTCAAGTCGCCGATCGTGTTCAACCTGACGATCGGTGACGACGCCTCGCTGTCGCACTACTCGGTGCTGGCCACGGCCGACGCCGACCGCCAGCAGCGCGCCATGCGCATCCTGCTGCCCTCTGGCTCGCCGATCTACTTCAGCGCCTACGTGACGCTGCAGAAGACCCCGACCCTGACCAAGAACCAGGTGATGGGTCTGCCCGTCACGCTGTCCCTGATCAACCAGGTCACCCGCTACGCCTCCTGATCCACAGGGGGCCAACCCTGAAGCCCGCATGGTTCGCGCCCTGCGGGCTTCTTCATTCTGGAGAGCCCCTGATGCTGAAGCTGAAGCCGAACCCCACCTTCACCGTGCCCGTCGTCATCCCTACCCCGGGCGGCGACAAGGTCACGATCAAGATGGAGTTCAAGCACAAGTCCAAGGACGACTACCGCGCGTTCGTGGAGGATGAGAAGAACAAGGACCGCTCCGACGAGGACGCGATCCTGGACATCGCCGCCAACTGGCAGGACGTGGACGGCGAGTTCAACCGAGACAACCTGCGTGAGCTTTGCCAGCAGTACCACGGCGCCGCCACGGCGATCGTGCAGACCTACATCCGCGAGCTGACGCAGGCCCGGCTGGGAAACTGAAAGAGGCGGCCCGGCGCTGGTACCGGAAGCCGCCGAACAAGCAAGACCTCGACAACATGACGTTCTTCGGGCTCACGCTCGAGGACTACCCGGAATACGCCCCGGTCGAGGTTTGGCCGGAAAACTGGCCCGTGATCCGAGCACTCAAGGCGCTGGGTGATGGCAGCTGGAACATGGGTCCGAACGGACCCGTGGGCTTCCGGCGCGAAGCCTTCCGCGAGATCCGCCTGGGTCTGCGCATCCCCCCGGCCGAATGGCCCGAGCTCTTCGAACTGCTCTGCATCGCGGAGAGCGAAGCGCTGGACGAAATCTACAAGGACTGACCCATGGACGTGACCACGCTTGCATTGGCGGTCGATTCCTCGCAGGTCACCGGTGCGTCCAGCGCCCTGGACCGCTTTGCGCAGTCCGGCAGCAAGGCCGAAGGTGCCGCCGCGGCACTGACCAAGGCGGCGAACGACCAGGGTCGCACCATTGGCAATGTGCTGGTGCCTGCTGCGGGCAAAGGGGCCAAGGCGCTGAAGGACATGGGTGATGCCCAGAAGTCCATCACGGCCGGCTCCGCGAGCGAGTTCGCTGGCATTGCGTCCGGCCTGAGCGGCGTCGAGTCCGCGGCCAGCGCCGCCGCCGCTGCGGTCAGCAAGGTGGGCTTGTCCTACCAGCAGTTCCGCCGCGAGCGCCTGGCGCCGCTGCGCGACCAGTTCGTTGCCGACGGCATGCCTCTGGCCGATGCCCAGGCCAAGGCGGTCCAGCAGGTTTCCGACGAGTGGAAGCGCTACAAACAGGAATGGACTGCCGCGCAATCGGCTGTGCTGGCGCAGTCCGGGGCCGTGACGGCCGCGTTGTCCCAGATGGCCGCAGAAGCCGCCAGGGCAGAACAAGCCGTGCGGGCGGCTGTTGCCGGCGGCGGCTCGGGCGGCGATTTGGCCCAGGTCAACGAACTGGCGGCAGCGGCCAATCGAGCCGAACGCCAAGTCGAGGAGCTCGGCACCGCGTTGGGCCGCTCCCTCGCGTCAGGTGCAAGCACGGCCAAGGCTGCCATCACGGATCTGTCCAGGGCGACCACGTCGCTCGGTGCCGCAGCTTTTGTGGACTTCGAGAAGGTCACCACCTCGCTCGGTGCCACTGCGGCCAAGGCTGGCGAGGCCACCAACCAGGTGAACTCGCTGCGCCGGGAGATCGAGCTCACCGGCCCGCTGGCATCGGCAGGCACCTCGCTGGGCGCGACGGTGGGTCCGCGCGCACCGGCCGGGAGCCTGCGCGAAGCGCTCACGCGCAACCAGCCCGACAACTCAGAGCTCGCCGCCCGCCTGGGTGGTGGCGCCGCTGCCATCGCGGCTGCCGGGGGCGCTGCCACGCGCGCCACGCCCCAGATGAATGGGCTGGGCAACGCAACAAAGCTGACCGCATACCAGATGCAGCAGCTGTCGTTCCAGGCCAACGACTTCTTTGTGCAGATCGCCAGCGGCCAAAGCCCCCTGACGGCAGCCATCCAGCAGGGTTCGCAGCTGGCCGGCACGTTCGACGGAATGGGCAACGCCTTCAAGGCGATCACCTCCCTGATCACGCCCATGCGCCTGGCCATCGGGGGCACGGCTGCCGCTGTTCTCGGCCTGGCCTATGCCTTCAACGAGGGTGAGAAGCGCTCCAAGGCCTTCCAGGACGCCGTGGTCCTGTCCGGCAACTTCGCTGGCAAGACCGAGGGGCAGTTCAACCAGCTCGCGCGGTCTGTGGCGGACAGCACCGATGCCTCCGTCCTCAAGGTCCGCGAGCTCGGGCAGGCCCTGCTCGCGACGGGCGAGATCGGCCCGCAGGTCTTCGACAAGGCGATGCAGGCCGGCGTCGGCTTCGGCGAGGCCACCAAGCAGACCGCCGACCAGGTTGCCAAGGACTTTGCTCGCATCGCGCGCGAGCCGGCCAAGGCCTTTGTCGAGCTGAACCGGCAGCTGAACTTCCCGAATGCCTCCAAGCTGTATGACCTGATCAAGGGCCTGGAGGACACCGGCGAGACCGGGAAGGCTGCGGCGGTCGTGTTCGATGCGCTGAAGGAGCGCTTCCCCAAGCTGCAGCAGAACATCACGACGGTGGACGATGCGCTTTCCAAGGCGCAGCGCTCCTTCGCGCGTTTCTGGGAGTCGGCCTTTGCGCCGACCACGGTGGAAGACCGGATCAAGTCGCTGACCGATCGCGTCAACCAGCTGCGCGCGGCGGCAGCGGGCGGCAGCGGCCAAGTGACCGAGAACGCGGGTGGCGCTGCCTTTGTAGGCCCGCGCGGAGTCGGCACCTCGAACGCCCTGGCTAACGCTGAAACCGAGTTGGCAGACCTGCGCCGCCGGGAATTCCGCCAGTCGGAGATTGCTGCCGGCAATGCCCTGAAGGCCGAGACGAACAAGGAAGCACTGGCCGCGAAGGAAAGCATCGACCAGTGGGCCAAGCGCGGCAAGGCCGCTTCCCTCTACAAAGAGGAAGTTGACAAGCTCAAGAGGGGCTTCGAGGCGAACGAGCGCGCCGGAACGCCGGTCCCGAAGGACGTGCAGGCCGCAGCTCTGGAGGGGGTGCGCAAGGCGTTCGCCACGCCCGGCAGCCACAGCGGCCAGAACGAGGCGCAGCAGGTGCTGGACGCCCAACTGGATCAGAAGGTCAAGGCCGCCCGGGATGCACTGGCTGAAGAGCGCGACCAGATGGCGTTCTCCCAGCGCGTGCTGCAGGAGTCGTACCGGCAGGGCACGGTGTCCCTCAAGGAGTTCTACGAGGGCAAG